CTTCGCCTGTATGGGAGAGGGAGAGCCTCTTAATCAATTTATATATGGATATCCTCATGAGGTTGATGAGCTACACAATAAGAGATTACCTTTAATGGTTTGTAATTACCCTACCTCTACCTCACCTATCCCTGAATATGAGGGGAACTATGTAAATACTACTACTCAATTTACTATTCAGATTTATGGATTTACTCCAATGGGATCGAGAGGTACTGGTTCTATGGGTATGTCAATTAATGCTCAATGGGATCAAATGGAGGATTGTTTCTACTTTTGGTTACAAAGTGTTTTAAATTCCTTAGGCTCTAAGATTGTGTTAGGATCAGGATCAGTTCAAATATCAAGGAGAGATCAGGGAAGTAATGACCAGCTAATTAAATTAGAAGTTAAGTTTAATCTTAATTACTATAGATATTGTTTTGAACTACTGCAATAATGGAGATAAAATTACTAAAAGAGAAAGCTGTATTAATTCAAGCTGAGTTAGGTTTAAAGCTTATTGAATTAAAGAGAGAAGCATCTGGAGCTTTAATTAATTCCTTTGATAATGAGGTATTAGATTATGGTAATTATAAATTAGATATAAATATTAAAGGATTAAATTATTGGAAGTATGTGGAGTATGGAACTCCTGGAACTAATATTCCTTATGATGCAAGAAAGAGAACGGGTAATCAAGCTAATGCTTATATAGAGGGATTAATGAGGTGGATAAAGATAAAAGGGATAGCTTCTGATAATGCAACTATTAAAGCTATAGCTTTCGCTATTGCAACTAAACAAACATCTAAAGGAGGTTGGGGTAGAGGTAATCCAATGAATAAAAATAAATTAGGATTTGTAAGAAAAACAAAAGTAAAAAGGGATAAGATAGTACAAGATATGGCTGAGGCTTTCCAAAGTGAGATCGTATCTTTAGTATCTACTTTCCCTGATGATTTAACTATAACAATTTAAAAATGGCAAATGTAACTATAACATCAGAACCGGGATATAAAAAGATAGTAAGCTCTTTACTACCTATTTACCTAACTTTTGAGGAAGCCTCAGCTGATACCGTTAATGTAGTAGCTCAGGTAATGGTTTGGGTGGGTGGAGCTTGGACAACTTGGGGAGGACAAATAAGATGTGCTAATTCAATCTACTCATCTACTACTTATCAATTAGATGTATCTGATTTAGTAGCTGGTTTACCTCAGGGAGATATTTACGATCTTAGAGGTTTAGGCTGGGGAGATGGTTGTATGGGAGGTATTATGACTACTATTCAAGAAAAAAATTGGGACGGAGTTTCAGATCATACTATTAAGGTTAGAGTTCAAAGAGAGTATAAGGATAGTGCTACTGGATTAATAGAGCTTGATCCGGATATTACTGAGAGTGATAGATTTTTTGTTCATCAAGGAGCTGCTCCTATGGAGCTTGGTAGATTTGGTTATCGTAATCCTGGAGAGTTCTCTTTACAAGTTTATAACCATCAACAATTAGTTAATGGTAGCTGGGCAAGTGGAGCCTTTTGGTTATTTATGACTGATGCTCCTTATCAAAATCGACCAAAAAAAGACGGAACTCCTAATCCAAGAGTTGGGCAAGAATATAGAGTTAAGTGTAGTGCAGATGAACAACACTATATACACTTTATAAAAGGAGAGCTACCGGCTGGAATAACTAAAGAACCTTTACTAACTATAGAAACTTATGGAGAAAGTGTTTTCGGTGGACCATATCAATTATTAAATACTCATACCCATAATTATACAAGCCCAACTGAGAACGATGCTTATATGTCAGTAGATGTAGGTTGGAGAACTTTAAGGAAAGCTCTTACTCCATCGGCAGCTGAGGGAGTAGATTTTTCTCAGGTTACTAATTATTATGTATATAATCAAATGCCTGATGTTAATGATAACTATAATAACCGATCTATATACTGGCACTTTATTGTTGATAAGGATTGTAATGGAGTAGGAACTCGGAGAGCTTATCAGAGATTTGCTTGGAAAAATAAAGTAGGAACTTATGACTTTTGCACGGCTAACGGAATAATTAAATCTCAAGTAAAATCTAAACAACGATCTTATAGTAAGAGGAGTAATATGCAATCCTTTTACGATTATGGAGATGCTTATTATCAGAACACCTCTCAAGAGGTTTATGATATTGAAAGTGAGGAGATGGATTATCTTACTTGTAAATACTTAGCTTGTGTTGGAGAGAGTACAGAGGTTTATTTAAGAATGGAGGTAGCTCCAGATAAATTTGATCTAAATTGTATGAGTTATGGGAATGCTGAGATGTATGAGAGTTGGAGAGATTATTCAATTTGTAATACTTATGTGCCTATTATTATTTTAAATAAATCTATAAGAATTTACAATACCAAAGAGAATACTGCAAAGATAAAACTATCTTATACTTTCGCTAATAAACAAGTAACACCAAGACGATAAAAAACAAAACTAAAAACTTATGGCTACTCAAAATCCTGATATTCAATTTCAAATCTTAGATACTACTACTGATCCTCATACTATAATAGGTGAGATAGATGTAAGTAGCTCTAAGGACTTTCCTATTGCTTTAACTTTTACTATTAAAGATGTAATGGATATCACTAAGAGTAAAGGTTCTTTTAGTAAAACTTTTAAGATACCAGCTACAGCTCATAATAATGATATCTTTAATAATATCTTTGCAGATGGATTTTATGATGTATTTACTTTTGTAGAAAATAAAACAGCTAAAATTTATTTTAACTCTCAGTTAATTATGGAGGGAGGCTTTAAGATAAAAGCTACAGTTATTGATACTAAGCCTTTAGAGTATGAGTGTTTAGTTTTTGGAGAAAATTATAGATGGGTAAATGATTTAGATAGGTTCAATCTTTGTGATATAGATTGGAGTATTGGAACTATGTTTGATGATTATCCTTATGAAACTGATAGAAATAAAGATAGTGTAGAGGACACCTGGAAATATGATAACTCTACTCATATTAGAAATGGAGTAGGAACTCATATAGTATATCCTTTAGTTAATAGAGGTAAATGGATTAATCAGGGTAAAGTTCACTATACCGATCTTATTCCAGCTTTTTGGATTAGGAATTTAGTTTATCAAATATTTATATCAGCTGGTTATACTTTAGTAAGTAACTTTATGGATAGTAGTTGGTTTAAAAGATTAATTACTTTATTCCCTACTACTGATGATGTATGGGAGCAAACTATAACCTCTCAAGTAGATGATGCTTTTAATGGAGATGTTATTGGACCAACTGAATGGAAAATCCCTATAGATTATAGGCATAGTAGTATAGGTAATAGATTTGATGGAGCTATCTTATATAATGATATGGCTTGGATTGGACCAAATTTTAATACCAACT